CTTAACTCCGCCGTCAATAATAAGGTCCTCAATATGTGTCATATGAGTATTCTTACCTGCGGCTTCTGATAAGTAATTAGTTAGTGATTTCATGTGCTTATTGTATATTTTTTGTCAACCATATCTCCCCAACCTTTTGGATTGACGTACCAACTGTTTTCTCCTTTAATAAAACAAGAAGAATTTTTTAAGTCTGATGAACCTCTAAAATCTAGTCCAGCTTTTATTTTTCTAGACATGTCTTTTGCAGTAAATGTTCTATTAAGTATTTCTTCTATAGAAGTATTTGCATCAACCTTTCCACCAAAAAATACATTTGCTGCACCTTCTCCTTTATTAAATTTTTCTTCACCGCTTATAACTTCAATCATTTGTTTTGCACTTACTGTTTCTGAATTATATTTTGGTTTTTTAATAAATGGACAAATTGTATGTGTATTAGTTTTTGTTCCTTTAATTTTACCTGTTCTATTTAATTCTTCTAAAGTGCGCTCTAATATTTTTTTAGAATCTCTTCCAAATATTTGTTGAAATCTACTCGGCAACATCCAATTTTCAAAATATGTTGCATTGTCTGCTTTTAAACTATATTTAAGAAATTTAGAACCAAATAATGGTTTGTCTAAAACTACTGTAACATCAGTTTTAGGATTACCTTGTCCTTTCCATCTTGGCGCTGATAGACGAGTTATTTTATACATTTTTCTTTTATATTCAAATTGCCAATTTTCACCAGAATTTTTTATCCAAGCTTCGGTAAACATTCCTTCATGGCCATGTCCACCTTTAAATGGTTCAAATATACTAGGATTCTTTTTACTTGTTAAATCGACTTTCATCTCTTCAACATTTTTTCCTGTTGGTTTTAATATAGCATTTAACGCAATCAATAATGTTTGCTCTTCGCCTTTTATTTTACAAACTGCATATAATGACCGACCTATTACTTTTACATCTTCTTCTTTATCTCTTTCTATTATTTCTAAAGATGTTCCTTTTTTAAGTTTCTTACCAAAAGGTGTACCATCTATTAATAGAGGCATTGTTTCTTTTTCTAATACGTAAGACTTTATATCAGGTTTTGCAACTACATATTGATAAAATGCACCTGTTTTTCTTTTATGAAATGTTGTAGCACCGGCTAAAGAGGCTTCATATATAAATTGTTTAAATCTTTTCATAGTACTCCTAGAAAAATTAATTTATACTATTTATAAACTTTTAATGCTTAAAAAACTTATTTGGAACAATATCGCCATTTACTTTAAAAGTAATAATTTTTTCTTGAGCTAATTTTTTTACTGTTCTCTCACAGCCTTCTTTTATGCCAATTTGAAATGATTGGTATCCGCATCCAATGATACAGATACCGAAAATTATCCACTCTATCACAATTCAACTCTTGTAAGATTAGTATCGTAACCTTTTTTCTTCATACCAACTTGAAACATTACTGCTTCTTTTAGACCTGAAAAAGTGTATTCAATTTTTTTAATATGTTTATCAAAAAAACTTACTGTGTAAGCGTGTATTTTTTTATCTTTCGTAGACATAGACATCCATTTTTTCCGCAAATTTAAGAGGTAATGACTGGTCAAAAGCTCTAGGATGTTTTCCTAATGCTTTTGCAAATTTAGCCCTAGGACCTCTTGCCTGGCACTTAACATAATATTGTGTAGGACTTTCAGGCTCTACATCAGAACCTATCCATTCTAAATATTGCTTTCTATTTTTATACTTATTTCTTGCTGAAGTATTAATTGCTTTAACAGTATCTCGAACTGTTTGTAATTCAAGCATATCGCCTGCGCATTCTGTATGTACTGTTCCTACGTAGCTATAACTACCTCTTATTCCTTGTTTATTCATATTAATGTAATGGCCTCCCGCCTAAAGTTTCTAAAAAGAATTCGCCTGGTATATTGTGACCAGTTCTTACTTTAACTGATTCACATAATTTATCCCAAGACTCGTTTATAGTTTTTGGATTTTTATCTTTAGCCCAAGCTAGTTCTACTAAATCCAATTCAATTTCTACAGGTATATTTGTAGCAATATGTGTTAGTGATAATATGTTACTCATTGTGGACCCTCCGGCATTGCTTCGAATCTTTTAGTTATTAAAGATTCTACTGCCCATTTTCTATCGGTCATTCCGACTCTCATATCCCAGGATTCACAAATACCTGGTTTCATTCCACCATCTAATTCTCTTAGAATTTGACTAGTGGACATTTGCTCTACATCCTCTGCAATTCTTTCGAGGATTTGTTCGTTTATGTGATGTGACATTTATATTCTCCTTATCAATTTATATGTATATTATACCATAGTCTTTTGTAAATGTACACCCTTTTTATGAAAAAAGTACCACTTTTTTTATCCAAAAAAAAGGGGAGTATGATACTCCCCCACGAATTGTCATAATTAAAGGTTATTATACTTCCTTTTTTACAAAAGTGTAAATACCATAAGCAAGGGCTAACCATGCTACTAAGTCAACTAAGCCACCTAATAACAGGTATGATAATGATACCGCGACGATAACACCGCCGTCCCATGAAGTTCTTTCACTCCATCGGTCCATTAGCCAAGCTTTTGCGTTATTTAACATATTCATATATTTCTCCTTTATATTTTAAAGTCAGCAAACGTGTCATTACTTTCACGCTCACCAAACTTATTAATCGGCTTATCTGGCACCATGTCTGACATAATGTCTGATTGAGCCGACTCCTCTACATCATATAGTTTCATGCGGGAACGATCGACTCCTACCACAAATCTGCGATATTTTGTCGGATCGTTATAACGATTCTTCAATTGCTTTACCATTATCTGGCCTAATTCTTCAAGTTCCTCTGTAGATATAAGAGCAAACATTAAATCAGCCGTTGCTGGTAAACCAAATGATTCAGATGTATCCTCTAGTCCAACATCAGTATTACTGAAACCAGACCTTGTAGTCTGAGTTGCCGATACTATCGGTACATTGAATTCTACTGCCAAGCCTCGAAGTTCTTCGGCTATGGCTTTTATATACGTATAACTATTTATACTTCCACCCATGCCACGCATACGACTTGAGGCACAAATATTTAAATAATCAATGTATATCATATCGGGACTAAAGTTCTTTTTCAATCTTAATTCATTGAGTAAAGCTCTAAAATGGCCCGTATGTGCAGAACCAGTAGGATATTCTTTTACAATAAGTTTACCTACAGATGCTTTTGCTATCTTACTTATCTTATCATTAAATACATTCTTAGGTAAAGACCCAAGAGATTCAATTGGTAAGTTCATCAGATTCGCATCGATTCTTTCTGCAATTCTTTCTTCTGCCATTTCCATTGTCACATACAAAACATTCTTTCCTTGACTTAGAACGCTTGCTGCACAATGACACATAAATAATGACTTACCTACACCTGTACCGGCCAAGGCAATATTAAGTGTCTTATTAGGCAGACCACCTTTTGTAATTTTATTAAAATAATCTAAATCGAATGGTATTCTATCTTCTTTACGATTATAAAATTCAAACCTTTCATCTGAGTTATCAATATAATCATGACCTATTGCTTCATCGAAAGAAACGCCTAAAGCCGTTGAAAGTATTTCAGGTATAGCACCTTCACTTCTGTCTTTATCTTTACCATCGATAATTTGTATTGAATCCATGATAGCATTATATACTGCTCTTTCTTTACACCATTTTTCAGATTCATCTAATAGATAATCAGTATCAATATCTGATTTAATAGCAATTTCATTAATAAGTCGAGAAGCATTATTTAATACTTCTTCTGGTGCATTTATCTTTTTTAACTCAAGGTCTAGAATTTTAGATGTTGGTAGTTTATTATGCTTACCAACAAATTGTACAATTAAATCGAATACCGTTTTATGTGTACCTTCAAAATAATCTGGTTTAAGATAAGGTACTACTCTTCTACAATACTCCTCATTGTTAAGGAGATGATTGAGTATATGTGTTGGTAGTTGATTCTCCAATATGTCCTCCATTTTCTAAACTATCTGTTATTATATATTGTAGTATTGAACCAAGATAATTTTTAAAAGATTCGTCTTGGTTCAATTCATCTACATTAAAGTCAGCTGGGTCTTGAACTGTATAGTTAAAACTTAATGTAGCCATATCAAGTGATTCATCTTCTTTGATACCTACTTGACCATATACTACAATAACATCTTTCCATGTACCAGTTTTAAGCTTTACACCTTGAAATGCGCTGTTATCATTTTCTACAATTGAGTAATCTTTATCAGTTATTTTGTACATTAGTCTTCTATTTCAAGGTCTAGGTCTATATCAATCATTGGTCTATGACCGATTGAGTAATACGTTTTTACAAACTCTTTAAAGTCTGAATTTGCAAAGATTGGTTCCCAAAACTTTTTCTTTAGAGTATCTTTTTCTCTTACTTTAGGTTCTAGTATTTCGCCAGTCTTTGTATCAACAGCAGCATACCAACCAACATTTGGTTTTGTTACATATCCACCTGCCATTGCAACTGTTAATAAACCACTATATTGTTCGATACCACCTTCCCATGATACTGAGATTGGCACTTTAGATTTTTCTTTTACAAATCTAGATTTTTCTACATTGATTACAAAGTGATACCCTTGAATCTCTGTACCTTTTTTATCCTGTTGTCTTCCAATAATCCAAATATTATCAGCTGAGTAATAGATACCTGTACCACCTGAAACAACTGCTTTAGGAAATAATCCAATTTCTTGATAAGTATGGTTAACAGCAAGTAAAGGGATATTCTTCATAGTAAGATAAGGAGTGACCATTCTGAATAATCCCTTTAATGCTTTAGCTCTTGACATATCTGCAACTGATTTTTCATTCAGTGCATCTTCTAGTTCTTTTTTCGATGCAAGGTTACCAATGGAATCAATTACCACTACGACCTTATCATCTCTCTCTAAATTTTCTAATTGACCAACCAAATCAAATTTTAATTGTTCAACATCAACAATAGGAGTATGTAATACTCTTGATGTATCAATGCCAAATGATTCAAAATAGGATTGAGGTGAACCAAACTCTGAGTCATAAAATAATAATACTGCGTCTTCATGTTCCTTTAAATAAGCTCCAGCCATTAATAAGGCAAATGATGTTTTGAAATGTTTACTTGGTCCAGCCAATACTGTAAGACCAGAGGTTAATCCTCCATCAATATCGCCAGATAAGGCAACATTAATCATAGGTACATCAGTTGTTACTATATCCTTTTGTGTAAAGAATTCTGATTTATCTAATTGCGATGTAAATTTGATTTTACTGTTTTTCTTCAGTTTGTCCATTACTGACATATTATCTCCTCCTTCTAGGATTATTCATTGATTGTTCTTGCATTCTTAACTTTCTAGTTCTAGCCATGGCTTCGGCCTTTTTTCTTTTTCTTTTGGCAGTAGGTTTCTCATAAAATTCTCTTTTACGGACCTCTTGCACAATACCTGCTTTATCGCAGGCCTTACGAAACTTTCTTAGTCCAATATCGAACGGCATTGGTTTTGGTGGTTTCTTATCTTTCGGATGTCTATTCCGTGGTTTTAAATCGATACTTGGCATTATATTTCTCCTTCAATTACTCTTTTTCGCAAATCACTAGTAGAGAATCTGTGTTCTCTTTTATTAAAATAGAATTCAATGCCTCTTTTTTGGCATATATCCTTACCAGTGAAATCAATATCTCTATACTCTTGTCCCATAATTTTTACATCAATATCATACATTGATAAAATATCTCTTAGTTCATCTTCTGTATTATATACTAATATTTCGTCCACATATCTGATTGCGGCCAATTGTGCTCGTCGTTCGACAATATTTTGAATAGGTTGGTTCTTTTCTGGTCGGTCAACCGATGGGTCATTTTGTAA